ACCTGGTCTTGACGGAGATGGTAACCCATCAATTGAGTACACAAACTTAGCAACAGCGGTTACAGAATACTTAACTCCAAAAATGCTTATAGGAACAACACTGTCTATTCAACCTCCTACTTATGTTGATGTAATTCTTGGAATTCAGTACAGAGCAAACCCTCAGTATTCTTTAGATGAAGTTGAGGCAGCAATTAAATCTCAACTTATTACTGAATACGGATATGTAAACGTTACCTTTGCTGAAACAATTTACCAACAAGAAATTGAATATGCTTTGAATAACCTTGTACAAGTAAAAGTCGCAAAAGTTACTGCAGTTCACCGTCAAGGAGATAGTGGAATTCAAATCCTTCAAGGAGGAGCAAATGAGATTTTCCGTTTCCAAGAAGCAAACATCAGTTTGGGTACTTTCTAGTGCAGACTCCTATAAAGACTTTAAACGGTATTTATAAAGGTATAGTTGCAGATAACAAAGACCCAAAAAATCAAAACCGCATTAAAGTAACTATGCAGTTTTTTAACACCCCTAAAACAATTCAAAGGCAACCAAGTACGGATTGGATTGAACCAGTTACACAACCAGGGTTGGTTCTTTCTGCTCCAGCAATTGGTCAAGGTGTATGGGTAATGTTCAAATCTGGAGACCCAGCACACCCAGTTTGGATTGGTGAGTTTGGTACCCATAAAGATAAAACAAAAAAGATTTTGGTAAAACCACTCTCAGATAGTATTTCTTTAACTGGCCTTACTAGCCAAATTATTTTAGTTACAAATCCTGATGGTACAAAAAACGTTGATTTAATAGCCACTATTCTTGCAATGGCTAACAAGATAAAGACTTTAGAGACAGACTTAGCAGCATTACACACGACTTTAGCGTCAAGAACTAGCCCAAGCCACACTCACAACAGTGCAGGTTAAGGCAGTAAAAATGAGGGAAATAAACGAAAATAGACCTTACAGGTTTGAAAGGATGTAATAGTGCCAAACGTAGCAGCGGTATACCCAAGTCAAGTCATCAACTATGGCTCTGACGTTATTAACTTTACTACAACAGTTCTTGCCGAACACATCAACTACCTCCGTGCAGAAGTAACAGCGGTAGAAGACACACTTGGTACATACGTCACAACAAGTTCTGGATGGACTGGTACCTTTTCACGCCCTTCTATCTCAACAGTTTGGAACACATTAAAAGACCGTGTTAACAACATTGAATACGGTCTTAACGTTGCATATAACGCAAAGACTCCTTCTGGCGGTACATCAGGGCAAATTCTTGCAAAAAATTCTTCTACAGATTACGATTTTTCTTGGACTACTGCTAACTTTTTACCATCTCAAAGTACTAATAACGGAAAATTTTTAACTACAAATGGAACTTCTGCTTCTTGGTCATCTATTAGCCAAGTGCCTTCCGTAACAAGTCAATCAGGTAAATATCTTTATACAGACGGCTCTACCTATTCTTGGAACACAGTTCCTGCCGTTTATTCAGCGCCAACTCTTGGTTCAACGTCTATCTCTTCTGGTGCTACAGTTACTAACGTCAATGGTTTAACAATTAACTCAACAACTATTCCTACTTCTAAAACTTTAGTTGCTACAGATTCAACTGCTTATGTGATACCTTCTCAAACAGGAAACACAGGAAAGTATTTATACACTGATGGAAGCACATCTTCTTGGCAATCAGTGGCAAATAGTGGCGCAAATGAATTTGTTCTCATGATGATGGGTGCATAAAGAAGGGCATTAAATGTCTAAATACGGTAACGTAATTTATGGAGGCACCAAGTATGGTGACACTCCTAACTTAGCCTATTCGGTTGAGCCAATGAGTTTGAACGTGTTGTTTTTCAACGAGACATTTGTATCTTGGCAAGAACCAAAAGGTAACTTTATCCGTTTTCGCATAGTAAGAAACCAAAACGGTTATCCAGAAACGGCTGAAGACGGAGTTATTGTATACGAGCAGATAACAACCAATGGTTCAACTATTGCAGGCGCTATTCCAATTAGTAGTATTAAAGATGGTTTAACCAATACATCTGACCCTTCTTTTATCCCAATTACACCAGGTCGTAATATTTACTATCGTGTGTTTCTCTACACTTCGGCAAACAAATGGGTAAAGGCTGGAGAAATTCACGGCATAGTACCTAAAGACACTAACGTTACAGACCGAATGTTAAACCTTTTACCTAGGGTTTTAGTTAGCGATGTTTTAAGCCCATTTGGTGTTACTCCTCAAAGAACTGATTTAGCAACATCAGATTTGTATAAGTTTTTAGATGGTATTGCGTTTAGTTACGAAGAACTTCTTACAGAACTTGACCTTATCAGACCTAAGTACTTAATTGACCCAGCAAACTTTTCAACTATCCCAACTGAAACTTACAGTTATGGATTGGAACTTGAGCCAAACTTACCAGTAATTAACCAACGTCGTTTAATTCGTGATGCTACATACCTTTATTCAACTAAAGGAACTAAGTTAGGAATAGAAAACTACTCTGAATCTTTAACGGGATTTATCCCAACAGTTACTGTGTCTCCTAACTTACTTTTAAATGTTCAAGATTCTACTTTCTATAAGAGTACTGGTGCATGGGCGGCAACTAACGCAACTCTTGAGGCAGTATCTTCTATGGTCCCTAACACAACTACAGCAAAGCAAATTGATAGTGTTTACACTTGTAAGATTATTGCTTCTAGTTCTGGGTCAATGGTTCTTGGTTCTACAAACCCAGTGACAGATGGAATACCTATTGCTCCATCTACTCAGTACACTTTTTCTTGTAAAGTTAAATCTCCAACTAGTGCTGGAAACATTACTCTTTCGGTACAATTTTTTGACAAAGACAAAGCATCAACAGGTTCTTACACAAACTCAACGGTTACTCCTGCAGTAAATTCTTGGTCAACAATCAGTTTGACTACAACTTCTGCAAGTAAAAGTTCTTACGCTGTACTAAAGATTTCTTACAGTGCTGCTGGAACCTACTATGTAGATGAAGTTTGTGCTCAACTAGGAAGTTCAGTCAACTACGACGAGGCACGTGCGATTACTTTGCACATGGATACTACAAAAACAAACTACATTGAAAACCCATCTTTTGAAGTAAACGACAACTTATGGTCAAAAACTGGGCTTACATTTGCTACAAATAGCAGTTCTGTACCTTATGAAGGATACCCTGGAAGTAACGCTGGAAAGTTTACTGCAACTGGAACTTCGTGGTCTCTCAGTTGTAATTCACACATACCTGTAACACCTGGTAGATATTTGAACGTATCTATGTACTCAAAATCTGCAAACATCACATCTATGACAATGTACATAGACTTGTACGACTCTTCAGACGTCTTGCTTGATACCTTTGAAATGACTCACATGGTAGAAAGCACTTGGACAAGAAACCACATTACAGCGCTTGTAGGGGCAGACTCAACAGCATCCTATGCAAAGACAAGGTTTGATGGAACAAGCGTTTCTGGAAATATACTTTACCTAGACATGGTGCAAGCGGAAATTGCGTACAATCCATCTGATTACTTTGACGGTTCTATGCCAACAGACATTGGAGCGCTTTGGGAAGGTACTGCTCACGCTTCCGTGTCTTCCCTATACCCACGCCGTGCAATCAAGATTTTACGTTTGGCCCAGACCTTGACAAATTGGGTTCCACGTAATGCTTGGTGGAGAATCACCACTGCAGCAGGATTGGAATATACCAACCTAAACGTGTAGTCTCCGACCATGGTCGACTACATTCTTTCAGTTCTTATGGTTGGTTTAGCAACCTCTTACATTGTCGAACTTGTTGATGATATTGGTTTCTTTTTTAGAAAAAATATTACAAGAGTTCTTCCACCACCTTTAGCGGTTGGTGGCTTTTATCTGCTAGGTTACTGGGATAAATCACTTGTTGTAGCAGTTCCTGCATCTATCTTTGTTGCATTATTTATTGGAAAACAGTTGAACAAACCAGCACAAGTAGTAACACCACGACTACCAAGACTATAAGAGGGGCACTATGAAAATCGCAATAATTTCATTTCAAGACATTGATGTAACAGAGGCTATGGATGAACTCTTTGACAGATACGGAGTTGAAGAAACTACAGTTCTTCTTCCTATCTTGAAAAAGGATAGAGAGTTTACCGAAAGCGTTATGCAGGCTTGTTTAGACCACGGAGTAAAGACTCATTGCTACTTCACAAGTGCTGATGGCTTAGACCACATCTTAAAGCAGGCAGATGACATGACTGTAATTGATAACCCTGTTAAGGAAGTTCTTTTGCAGTTACAGACAGATGACGCACTTGGCCTTGTGTGGGACGATTCACCGCAGGCCCATTTTGCCTTGCACACAGTTGAAGACCTTGCTCTTGACACTTGGGATATCACAGATGGCTTAGATACCTTGGATATTGAGCCAGAAGACTATACAAACATGAGTGCAAGAGAACTTCACGACGCCATGCACAAATCGTTAGGGACTTTCATTGACCTGATGGCAGCCTTTGTTGCGGAGACAGTCATGCAGTCACTTGGCGAGGCGGTAGCAGAGCACATACTTGACTCGGAGACCAAGAAGAACATATCG